TAGCGGTTCGTTGCAAATTAACTGGGATGATGTTTACAAAGAAGCTAATCATAGAAGTCCAACGGCATTTGATGAATATGTAAAATCTATTTGCAATGAACGCTAATGGTATGCAAATATGATTAGTGGCGTTTATTTGCACTACCGTTTCAAGTCCGCACACTGCAAGCCATTAATTATATTTGCGGTTATGCTTAGTTTTTAATTTAATTTATTGATACAATGCTAAATACAGAAATAAAGTACAAAACATCAACCGACAGCAATGAGTTGTATCGGTTATTGAAAGAGGGTAATTTAATTATCGGTTTTATTGCTCTTGATATTGACGGCATTACAAATATAGAATACTCAAAATTGGTTCAAATGTCGTATAATAAAAAGTGGAAATCATTTGATTTGGGATTTACATTTTTTGAAAGCGACTTTGACAAAATAGGATTTGAACAATTATGCTTAAAATACAATGTGCGGTTCATTCCGTTAAATTAAGCATAACACGCGGCTAAAGTTACCTTTTAAATAATTATATTATGAAAAAAATAATTAAAAGAACGTTAATATTATGGTATATATTATTTTCAATATTATTTTTTATCATTTTTAGTAATAAAAAAGAAAACCAAAGACGTGTTGATTTTGTTATAATGCCTACGGATACAATTAATAATTGGCAAAATACATATAAATAGCTAAAATATGCGAATAGAAAAATTAATAGATAGTTTTTCAAGATATAACTACTATAGAAACCGAAATGTTATTGATGAGGAGATTATAAGCAAAAATAAAATCACTCTTATTTTAAAAAAAGGAAATAAAATTGTTTTGCCTATAGATGTTGCGATAAGAAAAAAAATTATTTTAAATGTATAATGTTAGTTTTTGTTTGTTTTTAGCCCGCAAACGTGCGGGCTTTTTTTATTATTTATTTGCGGCATTATTCGGGAAAAATGTTGACGTAAAATAAGTAAATACGATAGTTGTTACAGCTAAAACCATTTCTTTCCATACAATAGATCCATTAATGATAAATTGATCTACTGCCTCTGGAACTCCAATTGATATAGCCAATATTAAAGCCGAAGCAACATCTTTCCAATCAAATAATCCATCTTCCGAAGCTGAAGGGAACCACCAGTTCTTAACGTAATAGCCCAATAAAAAGCAAGAAGCAATTACCCATGAAGCCGCGCCAAAAGTGCCAGCATTATAGTCTACGAATAGATAAGATGCCGCCATTAATAACCCTTTAATAATTTTTTGTCCCATAATATTTTTTTTAAAATTAAACAATAGTTATCCACCCTACATTACCATACGAGAGTAATAACTCAACCAAATAATCAGTCATTCCAGTATTTTTTAATCTATTTTTATTTGTTCTCTTACCTACTAATACACACCCCGAAGATTGAGCCGCTGTAGCCCCCCAATGCATTCTAATACCAGTAAAATGTGGCACATCAAGAATTGCAACCATATCTCTTTTAAACTTAGGACTATGTGTAACCTTAATAGGAAACCTACCGTAAGGTATGGCAGTTTCGTGCATTATTTTTTTTTCATCATCGCCTTCTAATTTTCCATTACCGTCAATATCTCTTATTCTATCTTCTAAAGTGTCACATATTAATAAGTTTTTATTCTTATAAATCAACCCACCCTCTGTATATTTAGGTTCTTTAACTACCCTTATAAGAGTAAGCTCTAATGGCTCTACTTTATTTGATTTTAAAAGCTTTTCCATAACTAAACATTAAGTACTTATTTTCAAAATCAGAAGCTATTCCTATTGCTATTTTGTTGTTTTTTTTATTGATAATACCTAAATTTATTCCAGACATAAAACAATTAACATTACCACCTACTTGGATGTCAATAAACCCATAAACACAATGTTTAGCCTCTTTATATGTAATATTATCAACAAAATAAGGTTCTTTTTTTGTTATTGTTTTGCTAAAAATGATAGGTTTATATTTTATTTCTCTTTTTTTTATATTACCTTCAATTGTATCGTTTATTATTATATATATGCTATCATTAATTAAACTATCTGAGACAAAACTATATGAAGTATTAGGAATAGGAATATAATTAAAATCAGAATGGGTGAATATAACGATTTCTTTATGTATGATAGTATCTTTTATTTCTGGTTTAATGTTTTTTAAACTATCTATTGTATTTTTTCTAACTAAAATATAACCACTTGGGACGGTGTTTTTTTTAAAATAATGGCCTGTAAAATAGCCTCCTACGAATAGGAGTATTGCAATAATTATTAATAATATTTTTTTTATATTATTCATTTATTTTTTCTTATTTCCCGGACGTCTGTTTTTATCTCTCTTAAAGTTTCTAAAATTGCATCGTATTGTATTTTTTGTTCTCTACGTACATTCTCTATATCTTTACTTATGGCCGAATTAACCATATTTTGTTCTATCTTTATATTATACGCCTTATTGTCAACATATTCGCGAGTCGCAAATTTGCCAAACACTTCTGTTTTCATAGAGGTAAAAATAGCTAAAATAGATATAATCGTGGCAAGCAGCCAGTCAATCCATTTTTTGTTGACGTAATCCTTTGTTGCTGACATACAGATAGAATAAGAGTGAAAAAATCCAAAATATAGCTATTATTAACTCAGGCCATTCGCCTTTTATGACAAATCCTGCATACGAAAAACCATCAATAACACAGATAATTAATTTAAAAAATATAAAAATATAAGCAAACAATTTCAATCTTAATTCTTTGATAATAAGACTAATCGAAAATAATAAATTAATCACAAGCAGGTTTTCATTAATAAAATACATCGTTTTCCAAAAATTAGACGATGTGCCAAAATTCATATACGTAAAATATATGGCAATATAGCCAAGGAAGCTTATTACCATATAGTTAAATGTTTTATTATTCATTGTCTGTTACTTCTGGTTCAACTGGTGCTATAACCACATCGCCGCCAGGATGTGGGGGTCTTGGAGGCTCCATAGGATGGATTGGCATCTCATAATTAATATCATTTTTTTTCATAATAGAACATTTTTTAAATTTATTCAAAATTAATTATTAAAAATGGGAAAAACAAACCAAAGAAAACCATTAAGAATAAATATATTGAATAAGCTGGAAAACCTTTTATTATCGGGATAGTTTTTAAATTTTCTATCTTAACTAAAAATCTTAGCATTCTATCATACCATAATGTTGTACCTACGAATGTATGATCTTGTCCTATCATTAAAGCGTATATAGGGGCGAATAGGCCAGCTCTTAATAGGATATACGAAACTACACACATCCAATTACCAAATGCAATAACTATCATAAGGCATAATAACATTATAGCCTCCCATGTATGCGATACCTTTTTTTCGTGATAAATAACAGCATTAGCCTTCGCATGTGCTATTATAGAGACTATAATTAATATTAATAATATTATTTTCATAAGATAAATTTATAAATTAAACCTAAAGAAATGCCTAATAAATCGCCAATTATATCAAACCAATCAAACGTTGTTTTCTTAATATATTTGTCGTAACATTCCTTCGCTATTCCTGCTAATAAGGCAATTATCCATCCGTAAGGCAATAATGCCGTTGTTAAAAAACAAACTGCTATATGTAGCAAAACGCTTTTATCTATTTTCATAATATTTGCTTTAATTTTTCTTTATATATCTGTCCATATACATATGAACCGTTAGGTATCATGTGGCAAAAATCAGTACTCCAAATACTGTCAGCCATTTTAACGACAATAGTCCCAGAGCTTGGGATGTTACGATAGAACACAAGGGTTAAAGGTTCTATTGCCTCGTAATCTTTATTATAATCAGTAGTTATACTTATTTCACTCCCTGTTAAAGCTGGATTAATCTTATAACCCCATCCTGTATGGATATAACAATCAATACCATATACATTAACTCCATTAACCCATACTTCAAACCCCTGCCAATGTCCTGTTTGGGTTAAAGCGTAATAACTTGACCCATCGGCTGTTATATTTTCGGTTTTGCTTCCTGAAATAAATTTTGTTTGAAAATCATTAAGCCAGTTAGTGACTTCAATAACTTGGGCGTTATTTTCTTTTGCAAGTTTTCGATGTATTATATCATAACCCCAGAGTTGACGTAAAAAATAATCTGAGAGCCCTGGATTAACAATTAATAAATTAATATGAGGAGCGATCGCGAAAACAGTATCTATAATAGTTTGATACCTATCTAAGTAACCACTTAAATCACGAATAGAGCATTCTGCCCCAACTAAATCACTTAAACTATCTATATTTAAAAGCTCTAAATGATTTAATGGTCTTAACCATGTTATCTCTCCTGTACCTGTATCTACTGTGGCTATTTCGCGAGTAACTATTTGATTATTATCTCCATAATAGTTTCCAATTCTAATAATATCCCCTGCAATAACTCCAGAACCTACTATTTCTGAACATATAAGGCTGGTTTTTGTGATTGAATCTATTATTCCGGTAGTGAAATCAACTTCAAAATCACTTGTGCCGGACTGGTACTCTACTCTGTTAAGTTCATAAGTATATAGTTCCTTTACTTGTGCTTCACTTAATCCGGTAACTGTACGTGTCAACCTCCTTGTCTTAAATCCTCCATCATCATTAGTTGCATACTCCATAATTAAAACATCCGGTATGAATGATAAAAAAGCATTCGGAAGATTACGTGTTGAGTCATCAATTAAATTCTGTAATTGCCAACCTCCTATACCTGCATTCATTAGGTTATGATACCTATTGGTTATAAAATTCAAAATAAAATAAGGATTAGTGCCTCCAATTATTTCTATCTCAAAAGTACGCTCTTTATATTCTGTAAATTTATAGCTCCAAAAAGCCTCTTTATCTATACTCCTATATTCCATTCCATTAACAGGAATAACGATATTTATAGGGTCAAAAGGAATGTCATCTAATCCGTAAGGAGTTTCATTTGTCTCATCATTAATGGTTTGCCCTACTGTGCTTTTTTCATGTAACACTACCCTGCCAATATCATACGACACCGCGATAACAGCACTATTAGCTGGAGCAGAAGCAAACCAAAGCATGTGTCTTATTTCTCCATCAGAATTATAAGCCCTAATAACAAGCACGTCCACTCCAGAAGGTACGCTTGAGATATTACCTGTGTCGCTAATTTCAACTACTTGTGCCACGCTATCCACTGTAATTACATGGTTGTAAGTATTGGCATTACTTAATAAAAACCTTATAGAGCTTCCATCGCCAGTAAAACTATCTGTATCTGAACCTAATGTTTTATTTATATTTACAAATTCGCCTATTGTTACGCTATCGGCTTTTACTCTTATTAAAGCATAATTTGCAGTACGTCTTATTGCTTGACATATAGCAATTTCATCGCCTTCTAAATTAAAAGATATTTTAGTATTTAATCCTGTAATTTCTTTTCCTAATCCTTTATACATCATATTATTTTCAAAATCAGAAGGAGTTACAGAATAGTTAACATCTTCATTATCACACAATACTGTTGTGGAAAATTCATTTTTCAGCATATCGTCAACATAGCCTATAAAACCATCGTCAAGCCATCCAGAGCCCCAAGTTATTGATGAACCCATTGCAGCTATTGACATTGAAGTTCCTGCTGGTTTTATAGAGATGCTATCAATCTTGCTGCTTAAAGCACTATTTAATTGATCTTGCGATATATTTATTGTTTGCAAATAAAGTTTGCCTGTATCTGTTAAAGGAATTTCTGTGACATTTAGTAAAATACTTCTTAAATTAACAGACGGTGCAGGTATTAAATCTGAGAGTATTATAAAATTAAAAGTAACACCATCCCAAGAGTATGTTTTATAAGCAAATCTTTCATCGCCCCAATAATTATAAGCACTTGTGTGTATTACAGCATTTTCCCAAGCATCACCACTTGTTGCACGACGTGACATATAAAAAATATCTTTATACGTGGCATCATTTTTCCCGAAATAGAAAATAGCAAATTCATAATTTTCGTATGCTGAACCTACTAAATTATCTGCCCAAACGTCCATAACTGCTAATAAAGCATCTTTTACAGCCGTTGTAAGTGTTTTTATTATTGAGGAATCTTTTATAAATGTTCTACTAATATATGGCAACGCTGGTCTTTCCTCATTTTCTAAAATAATACTTGTTTGTAAAGCATCCTGGCGAGGTCTTATCTTTACGTAATCTAAATTACTCGTATTAATCATAACCCCAGCACTGTTGGCTATTGCATCTGAAAAATTAACCCAAGCATCAACTCTAACCTCTACGCCGCCAAATGTAGCGGTTTGCGTTAAATGATATTCTACGTTATTATCTGTTTTTGTTGGACTTATATTAAACCAAAAAAAGTCACCGAGCGAAGTATCGAGTTGTGAGAGCCTTATTCTTATTGAGTAATCACTCCCGGCACCAGCAGCATCTTTTGTAAAAACTATTAAAGATATTTTTAAATCAGAAATGTCAGCAATAGAAGGCGAAAAATAAATCTCCTTTATTGCTTTAAAAATAGAGCTTTTCGCATCCGTTAGGGTGTATGAATCCGCTACGTAAGTGGATGTTAAATCTACCCATTTACATTTCTTTATATCAATTAGGGATTCAATATAATAAACACTTTTAGCTGTCCACACACTCCCATCTCCAACTAATAACTGCCCTGACGTAACAGAGTTACCAAATATAGTTCCAGTAGCTGTACATATATAAGCGTGGTTAAGTGTAGCCGTTGGGGTGCTATCTCCTACTTTGGCAAATCCTTGAAACGAAAGTTCAGGGTCATACATCCTTACAAATTCTATTGCTATGGGCGTTATACCAATAATAATATTGTCAATTGGTGTTGAATCCAAAAATACTTGTTTTGCCTGATGCTTCTCCTCGTTGGCTTCGTCTATATGATCTAAAAGTGCTGTTATGTCACTTTTGTCAATATAATAAATTTGCTCTTGGAAGCAGCCTCTATGCACATAATCTAATTTAAAATCAAGCCCTTCTATATCTTTTATGATTCCAGAAAGCTGTGTATTCTCTGTTAAATAATCAACCTGCCCTTTATTAATATTTATTGAGGTGTCGCGAAGCTTTAAATCATTATTAGATACAAAACCCGGTTCTACTCCATATTCGCAATCAGTATAAGATATTGCAGTAATATCCGTATGCGCTGATAGATACGAGTTTATATGTGTTATCTGCCCTTCGGTGGTAAGGTCTGATAAACTATGTATGGCATCGGGTGTTTGGATTATAGTGTTAACAGTTGTTAAATTGCTATTAACATACCCACCATTCCCAAGTACCCTGCCACCTGTAATGTTTATCGTACCATTTGTTATTAATATCTTAGAACTATGTGTTGCAATAAATGCTGCTGTAGCCGATAAGTCTATTATACTGTTGTTTATTAATAAGTTATGTACATGTGCTATTGAAGTCCAACATCTTAATATTCGTCCAAGTGTATTCCAATTATATACCGTTAAATTCTCAATAAATAAGTTAGCATTAGCATTATCTCCAGTAGTGCTTAATACTGAATAAATTGCAGAAGTATGATTGGATACATGATTAGCCATATTTTGAATCCTCACCCCTTTACACTTAACCATAGCTCCAAAGTCCATTAAGCATGAACCAGTCTCGGCAGAACTTGTATTATAGAGGTCATCAAATAAAATATTATTGACTTCGGCAACTGTATTCCTTGCAAAAATAAGACCTGCACATGAAGTCCCTATACAATTAAAAAATGACAAATTATGACCTACCGAATTACGAGAGCCAAGCCTCATAGCTCCATAATAAGAAGCTATATTTCTGAACTTTAAATCTTTATAAGTAAAATTATCTCCCCTTGCATTAATAGAATATCCAGTACCTGCTGTTTTTGTATCAAAATATTCAAGTATAAAATTCTCAAGGTGGCAATAAAGGCCTTCAAATATAAGGGTGCCATTTGTAGCTAAATCGCTTTGATCTCCTTCTACATCCCCAGTTAATATTGGAGTTTGGTTGTTTGAAAGTCCAGGAATGCCAAAGATTCTAATATTGTTTTTCTTTACTGTTATTACTTCATCAACAATATAACTCCTTGCTGCAACCATAATAACTGAATGATCTGGAGCGGCTTCTATTCCTGCTTTTAAATCACTATAAGCATTTACCCACGAAGTCCCATTATTTAAGCCAGTTGCCGCATTGTCAATGAAAACAAGTGTCCAATCATAATCTAAATCTATTCGTTTCCATAAGCCAAGCAATATCTCGGCTTCTATATCTGTGCTATAAAAAGGCAGGGTGCCTACTGTGGTGTCAAATACGTATAGTCTACTGTTATATAATACTACCGATGGTTCAACAACATAAGCCTTTTCAGCTTCATAATAATTGATGGCATTTCCCTCAGATTTTGATACCTCAGTCCACCATAACCCCTCAGATGGAATATTGCCTTCGTTATCATCTTCTAATGAAAGCCATAGTTTTAAATCCCATTCGGCTATATTGTTTTGATCATAAATATTACTGCTCGTCCATTTTTCTACTGTGGATGAAGCTCCTTTGAGTAAAGAGCTTTTAATTTTAAATGTGTTGTCTGTCAACGGGTCATATATTGCCAAATATTCCTCCCCTGTTAACGGAGTGGTTAAAGGGCTTAATTCTTTAATCCTTTTAATCACTAACCTTGTTATGTCTGCTATATTCATATTATATACCAATTACTTCATTTTCTGATAATCCTAAAAGATAACGTGGTGAACTTACTAAGCCTATATTATCTCCTATTGTGATGGCTTTCTTTTCATTAAAAGGACAATTAAAGGAATAAAAAGGATTGTTATTCTCAGTATTTGGGACTATTTCAGGTCTCTCCCTTCTAACTACTTCAATATCATTTATATATAAATACGGATGTCCAGTTGCGATAATTAGTTTTTCAGTTAGCCACATAGGTAATAATCCACTCTCAAATTTAATTGTTCTTACATATGTAGTACGAAGTAATGATACATTGCCTGCATCGTCTTCGCTTATTTCATCTTCTCCCGAAGGTAAAAACACAAAATACCGTCCTGGAATACATAAGTCAAATTGAATGCTAGTACGGTAATCAACATCTTGCATATTTTCGAGGGCGAAATATTTTAATGTAACAACGTCATTGTGATTAGCAAAATATATTGGTTCTGAAATCCAAGTAACATCCTCAAATGAAGCCCTGTCATCAGTTGCATTTATTTCTAATCTTAACTGCCCTCCACCCTCTGGTGATATTAATGTAAATTCATATATATTGTATTGAGCATCATTATAAATAGACAAACAAGTAGCCTCATCTAATGTTGGATATGGGTAATCACTATCAATAACACATACCCAAGCGTTAAGATCTTCATCATAAACTATTCCTGTTATCTCATATATGCCGCTTTTATAAGTAGAGGTTAATGAGACATACATGCCTATCTGAGCAAAAGAAGGCAGTCGCCCCAAACCTTCAAAATAAGTATCTATGATAACATCAGTCTCAGGGTCATATATATTCCCCTGATTAAAATATATATATGTATAACCTTCCCCTCCGCTCTTTATCATGCAATCTCTTTTGTCTTTTAGCTCTATGTTTTGTTTTTTTAACTCAGGGGTTATCGTATCTATTACTTCCCCATCACAATTAAATACGGATACTTCTAATGTTTGATAGCTTGTTTTTATTTGAGTTTTAGGAGTTTGAGATAACAAAAAAGGCTGCCTAAAAAATCGTCCTTCTATATTTGGCCAGTATTGGTTTTCAAACAAAGTATTGTCATGTGTTTGAAATGTGAAAATACCAGATGAAACAAAGCGTAATGGATTAGTTATTGGAATGTCAAAATAAGGCTCTACAACAATAGTAGCAGGAGCAGGGACTTCAAACTCAAAAGTGCTTATTCCGCCCCAATCGTCTTTATGGTAAGCAATATAAGTGCCTTCAAGTAACCCATCAAAAGAATTAGCCGTGTCGTAATTAACCCCATCTAAAGAATAATAATGGTAATCACTATTATAGCCAATGTTGCCTATCTTATTCCAAGATATTGTTGCGGTTGTACCTGTAAGATACGTAGCCAATAAAACTTCTGTTATTTCATATCGACCAACTTTAGGAATGTAGCTTGTTGCTACTACCTGGTCGCCACTACCATAATAGCCATATATATTACAAACTCTATTATCAGGTGTATAACGTGGATAATCAAAATATAAATCATAAACAGTAGGTGCATCTTTTATTATCGGTTCAAATATATAGTAGGGCGTTGCATCTAAGATGTTAACGCGAATGGCAACCTTAATGTTATCATTTTGATTTTCGTCTGCTTGCAAAAATTCAAATTCTGTTATTGCAAAAGTAACTGTTGGCTCAACCTCCTCTACAATGCTAACGCTAAGAAAATCTGGTACATCTGCAAAAGTAAAATCCCGGTCGTAAACTAAAGCACTCAAAGATTCGCTTCCTCTGGTTATATATTCGTAGTGGTCAACAACAATAGCATCGAGTAAATTTGAAGACATGACCCCAAGATCTTCGTCTATCGTATATTGTCCATTACCAGTGCGTAGGAGCTCTGCCGTCATGAATATAGCTCTAATAAGCGACGAGTCACTTTTTTTTATGAGCGAAAAAGATACTATGCCTTCACCATCTGGCTGTGCCGTAAATGATATGTATATCGTTGCCTTATTTGCCATATCAATAATTCGCTTTAATTAGTTCAAAATTCGCAATTTTTTTTATAATATCAAAATCAATATTATATATTCGCCCAAATAGCTGTATCCCGTTGCTATTAAATTCAACAAGACATCCACTATTATCTTTAAGAGCTTCATATTCGGAATCTAATAGTGGAGTTTCTTCTACCTTAAAAACATAAGGTGTATTTTTCGGCCTATCTAATCGAGAAATAAGCACATTTCCATTCTCAATAAAAAAATCCTGATCTATTTTTTTTGTTATTAAGTCTGCATTGTTTGGCGTTTTAACGACCCTTAGTTTGTCAGTTGCATAGTTAGCAAGGCATCCATTGATATAACCGCCCCATCTGAATAAGTTCCTTAACGGGGTTATGTTTAAATTATATGTACTACTCGGTTCAAAAATACCTGTTACGCTTTCAAAATCTTCATCTTTCTTTGGAATTAAACAATATTCAGTAGTTTTTGTTGTTGAATTATAACGTAGTTCATATTCATTTTTGCAGTCTATTATAAATATCTCTTTATCAGTGCGATAATCCTTTGAAGATGTATCCTTATATTGCAACCTTCTTGTTAGTTCAATAACAACATCATCTGTAATCCATTTACATATTAAATCAAGCGTATGTCCTTCGGTGTTTAATGGCGAAACGAAATTACTCTCTCCGTTAAACCCAAATAACCCATTAAACTCTTCACTACTTCTATCTGTATAACCTATTTTTATTGTAGAAACAACCAACTCAGGATTTACCGACATTGACATTTTATTGAAAAAATCCGATAATTTAACAACAACATCATTGTTCTGTATATCATCATATTTTTCTATAATAAATTTTTGTTTATTATTTATCATTTTGATAGCAACGCCTAAATTAAATATACAATTGAAAGCTTCAAAAGCCTCTTTTAATGAAGTAATAAAATCGTATTTATCATTAGGGAAATTGCGTATCATTTTCCCTGTCATTATTGCTAAAAATGCGCCCTCTCCATCTTCGGCATAACCAAACTCTTTGCGCCCAAAAAATGTAGAATAAAAAGCCCCTTCAACACCTGTATATATAGCAATAAGCCGCGAAAACATCTCAAAAGGAAGCGCACATTTTGATATAACAGGGTCTGATATTTCGGTAGAAGTAAGATCAATTGTTAAATCTTTAGTTGTTATATATATATTGTCAGCATAAGAGGCCTCTAATCCATCGCCTTCAATAGCCAAAATCAAAGAGCCACCTTCTTCTACGATAACATCTCCTTCAAAAGATGCAGAAAATGTATTAAAAGTAGTATTCATATTAGGATATGTAGGAGTTCCATAAGGCGCATCTGTATCAGATGTTGATTTTGCTAAATAAAAAACTTCTTTATACGAACCCCCGTCTATTGTTTTTTTATTCCTATTAATTAGCTTAGCATTCCACTTATACGTAGTACTATTATTACATTTATAGTCTAACGTAAAAGAAAAACTTATACTTACAGACCTTTTTTTATCTGAAATTAAATAAAGAGAATAAGGATAATCATTCCCATACGTTGGAAATGCCATAACAGATGGTACTCCTCCAAAATTTTCATCATCAGCTAATACAACATCAATAGGGATAGTAATAAAAAATGAATTAATTAATAACCCTCCTCTATTTAATATGTTCTCCGATAATTCATTCTCGCCTTTATTAACAAAAAATAACGGTCTGCAATGTAGGAAAATATTATTATATACAATAGGAGTTAACGCTTTACCATCAATGCCTTCCGTTATAGCTAAGTTGGTTTTTATATCGTCGCGGTCAAATATTTTTGCAACAAATTCGGTGTCTGCAAAATTTATTGATACGGATAATTCCTCTCTCTCATGCCCTTTTATATCGCCTTTTAACTCTTCCGCGATAGCAGAATAAGACCATCTATCATGGTTATCATTACCTTTTTCAATTAATAGATAAATACCAACATCGACACCATGACTATCTATTGTGTCAATAATTAATGTTTTTATCCGCCCCACAAATTCAATGGTAGAGGTAAATTCTCTCAAAACAGTACGGTAGGTGTCATTGATAGTAAGGCTCGGAGAAATACTATCCCAGTTACGCACATATTCAGTTCCGAAAACTTCAATAGTGTCGGGGGTTCTTAATGTAAATCTAAATGAAGCCATACTTTAATTTTTTAACCTATTTCTTAGCTCTGATGTCTTTTCTCTATAATATGAAGCCTTACTATCGTTTTTAGTAAAGGCTTGAATCATCTTATTTGTATTCTCTGTATGATTTTTAATTAGTTTGTCGGCTAAAATAGCAATATCAATAGTTTTATCTTTAATAGTTTTTCCTTCGCTAATAATATTTGCGGTAGAATAGTTATTTATATTGTCCATTATTCGGGCAGTATCAACCCCTCCGATAATTGTACTACCTGCATCATTACTAATATATGTAGGCTCAGTAATAAGAGTTGCTTTGCCTTTTTTTGATACATGAATCTCTGGCCTTTTTTCTGAAATAATATAATCACTCGGTGTATTTTTTGTTCCTTTATCGAATTTTGGCACAGACTGAGCCATAACAACTCCTGTTTGCAATGCGGCTGAGATTTTTATCTTTGGTATCCAAGCAAGAGAAAGTCCTGCTGTTGCTGGAGCCATAGCGTTAGCTGCTGCAATACCTTTAGCGGCTTCCATCCATATCTCACCAATTTTCATTAGTTGATTAAAAAGGAACTGTTTTTTTTCATTTTCTCTTTTTCTTTCATTTATCTCATTTTCTTTTTTTTCCCTTTCAGCTTCTATTAAACTCCGCTGTTCTTCGCTCAATGTTTCATTTGCAAGTAATCCATCGTAATATTTGTTATTTTTTTCTAATTCTTTTTCATATTTCTCATCTTGCATCTCGAAAAAAGAATCTATTGAAGTTTTTAATAATTCTCGTTTTTCACTATCTATCTCTTTTTCATATTCAGCTAATTTTGCGGTTGCTTCCTTTTGCGCCTCAATTACTTCTTTATTTTTCTCTTGTATTTTATCAAGTGTATCTATCTTATGTTCGGCCACTTCATCAGCTAATTCTTTTTGAATGTCGGCTTCATCCTTCCATGCCGTTAATTGTGTATCTTCAATTGAGCCCCCGTATTTTTTTTCTAAATCTTTTCTCAATTTGGCCATATCTTCTAAGTGCTTTTTATACGCCTCTTCTTTAGCTTTATTCGTTTCGGCATCAAATAATTCTTCCTCTTTAGCTCTGGCTACTTCATTTCTCCTCTGGGCTTGAATGCTATCTCTATTTGCATTTTCCATAGAAATAAGAGCTTTTGCATATTTTTCTATCCTTTCATCACTTGTAGTTCCCCACTTTTTTAAAAAAGAGGCATATATAACAACATCTCTATTAGCCGTATTAAGTATTTCTTCGTTACCTCTTATCATTTCATTTCTTACCTGTGTTTCAAATGCAGACAGGGATGTTAAATTTCTTTTAGCGTTATCCACTCTTTTCTCAATATCAAGATACTTAGAAGCTTTTTTTCGTAATTCATCTTCTTTCCTATAGTTAGTTAGAAAAGTCTTAAACTCAGCTTGAGTTATTTTATATTTACCATTAAAAATATCTTCTTCGGCTTTTATTTCCTTTTCATTATAATTTATAATTACTGCCAATTTTTCTTCCTCTAAAGATTTGATTAAATCCACTTGCCTAAGTGCTTCCGTCCTATCTTTTTTTGCACGCGCTACATCTCTGGCTATTTGCGCTTTGGCTATTTTTGTTTCGATTTCAGAGATAATAAGCTCCATTCCTTCCCTTCTTTCAAAGAGATCATCAATAGCAGCGGCATATTCCGCCCCAGCTTTAGCCCCGTCTTTCATCGCTTTTATAATGCCAGCTAATCCTTCACCTGTACCTATGGCTTGGAATAGACCTTCAAAAGCTCCTTTCAGAGTGCCTAACGAAATAGCCCAAGCATCGCCAGCCGCCTGACTATTTGATATTATTCCATCAAAAGCTTTCATCGCTATTTGCGCGCCTCCTAATCCTATTCCAAATTTTCCTAAGATGCCAGTCACTCCACTCAACCCTTTTTTATAGTTCCCTACCTCTCTATTATGAATACCTAACGAAGCATCAACATCTTTTAGTTTTTTATCTAATGCTTGTTGTTCTATCCTAAATGCTTTTGCCTGCTTTGAGTTTATCCCATATTGAATAGCTGCATCTTTGGCTTTTTGAGTAAGTTCGCGTAGTTTATTAGATTCTCTTTGATAAGCTCCAACAGCATCATTACTTGTCTTGTTTACTTTGTCTTTAGCTGTTTTTAAAGACAACTCAGCTTTCTCCGCGTTGGCCGTAGCCTTCCTTTTATTTTCTAATGCGACAGCTTCTGTTTGGGCGGCTTTTATTGCCGCTTGTTGTGTTTTAAGGACTTGTTGTTTAAGGACTTCTTGCTCTTTTGCTATTTTTATTGCTTTTTCTTGCTCAGATGATAACTGTTTTTGAGCTTGTTGTATGTCTTGTTGGGTTTTTACAAAATCCTTAAACTCCTTACTACTTAGCGAAGCTTTTAATGAATTTATATATGTTATTTGTGTTTTTTGTTTTGTAATACTACCTTCAAGAATAGCAGATAATGCTTGAAAAGAATTAGAAAGGCTATTTACAGCATTACTAACATCTTGTATTATTTTACTTTCATTTGCCATGACTGACTTTTTTTTGTTTTGATTTTTCTATAAATGTGTTCATCTGATTTTTTAAAGACAAATAACGCAACATAGTTATTTTTTTTAAGTCTATAAAATCTTTTTTATGGAACTTTTCCAAGTCAGATAATAAATCCTCTACATCATAATTATTGCCACCTACACATTTAGTTAAAACTTTTAATTCTGCTTCAGCAGAGGCTATTCCTATTAACTTATTCTCATTTCTCTTTAATACATTCTGCAATTCATCAATAAAAGACTTGCTATTATCTATTATATACCCACTTTTTGTAAGTTCTTTGATAAAGTCTTCATCTTTGCCAGCTATCATCATATACTTACAGATGTTTATTATATAATTAAAATCAAATCTTTTAGCTTCTATTTTTTTCATTAATATGAATATATTCTCATTTCTTTTTGTGGAGTTTATTTCGTATTGAGTACATTGCAAGTCTAAGCCATTGCCTACCGATATTAGTTTATTCTTTTGATTTATAAACATAGGCGGCATATTTTCATAATCTATATTTTTAACCAAAAAACGTACATCTCTCGTTCTCTGCCATTCAATACAGTTATATGCTGGAATAAAACTAATATTTTTCCAACATGGGTTAAAATACGTGCTTAGTTTCTTAATAAATAGTTTCATATTTTTTGTAATTTAGTGTTAATCCAATCAATTATTTCCGGTATTATTTGCCCTTCATATATATCCTTACGTTGGTCATCTAATAAACCAAACAGATCACCACCCCAATCCTTTGCCAATGCTTCTAATTTTTTCGTCTTACTATCCTTGCTCCCGAACTCTATATTTTTATTATTTTTTTTAGCGAAAACACCGCTCAAAAAATCGCCTTCTAATTTAAAATCAAATACTCCCAACGGTGCAATGCTACCTATCGCCTTCTTGAACTGAGCATATTCAGGATTTTTGTAACGCCCTAATAATTGACCCTCAGCATTAAGTCCTTGTTCTATTCTTGACACGTTGGCATCGGCCATAGTTGCAAGGTTATTATCAATGGCTTCATCCTTTGCTTTTTCTAACCCCTTGACTATTTCGTCTGTTATTTTTTTTAAATTTTCAAACATATTTTTTTATAAAAAAGGCGTTGCTATTACACAACGCCCCAAAAAACAAAACAACAAGAAACTATTTGTCTATTCAAAGATAGTGATTTTTTGCAAAACGCAAATCGCTTATTTCTTTTTATTTGTCTTTTTAGTTTCATTTTCAGAGGCTTCAACTTCTTTTAATCCTGAGTCTTTTGCTTTAATTATCTTTTCCCACGTATTCTCTAATGCCCTATCTCTTTTAATGCCTTTCATCGTATTAAAAGGATATTGATATTGGTAAAAACATTTAAAGTTTTGATAATCAGTAAAGTTGAAGGCTTTAACGTTAAAACATATTCCGTAACATTCAATTTTCATAACATTAATGTTTTAAAGGGGCGGTGAAGCCCCTATTAATTAAGCAACTGGAACTGTAAATGATATAGCCTCTACACATTCATAACCTTTTGTAACCATAGTTGCAGGGGGGTAAAAGTCAATAGTGTAAGTAGCTTCAGGTGTTAACGTACATGCAGCAGTAGTAGTGCCATCTCCTGCCGTAGTAACGGATGTTAGTGTTACTTCGGCACCTAATGATGTTTTAATGACAACATCGCCATCTGTGGCGGGGTCAGCAGTTGGTGGTGCAGGGGTGAATATTTTCCCTGTTTTGTCCCCTAAGCACTTAAATACAACACCAGCGGCAGAGCTACTTATCACTTCTATATTTATATCCTTCAACCCCTCTAATGCTCCAACTTCAAAAGTCAACCCTGATACAACGGCTGGTGATCTTTCAAATTCTTCAGGATTTGCAAACACTAAACTAATACCAGTCCTTACGGCCTCGCCAGCACCATCATTGAGCTTTATTTTTTCCACAACAAATTCTTGTAATGGAACACTTTTAAAATTAGCCCCATCCTTAACCCCATGCAACCTATTTTGTTGATCTATAAGAACAATCCCGTATTTCCTTAAAGAATGGCTCTTTAAAGCCTCATGCTTATAACGGCTTGAATCCATCTCGAAATATAAGATAGTTTTTCCATTTTTTACAAATAATCGACCCAACGCAAGTTCTTGATAGATAGTTTCTTCACTATTATTTGTCATCTGTAATAATGGGAGCAAAGGATATATCCGCTCTCCTTTTTCGGCATGTATAGCTGTGATAAATGTAGCTTCCAACCGAATATCTGTTTCCGATTTTTCCCAATTAAGAGGGGTTAGGATAGCGTTTGAAAACGCACCCAAATCTTGGCATAGACCCCCAACCCCTGTATTCTTAACCGAAGATTCACAATTTACATAAAATCCCATATCGTATTATTTAAAGTAAATTTTAAATTTATTATCTGTTATTAAAGCTTTCCCTGTGCCTGTTACTGTAACTACGTGTCTAAAGTAACGATAGTTATTAGTATTAGCATTACTTACTTCAATTATTTTTGAAGGTCCGGAACCATTCCAAGTAACAGTATCGCTTATAGCAATCCAAGTATTTTTCCACTTACTTGCTAACATGTGTACTTTAAGTGCTGGTGTTCCGCTAATGCTGTCAAAAGAGATAGTTAAATCTTGCACCGAAGAGTATTTTTGCGGCACATCATACTCAATAGTATATGTAGTTTTATTATTTGATACCGTATCGGCGGCACTAAAACTTAAGTCTTTAAGCGTATTGCCTAAGTCTATTGATGTAGTTTTGTCTTGCGCTTCCGATAAAAAAGCAAAAAGGAATACTCCTAAAAGCACGATAATTATTTTTTTCATTTTTATTTCATTTAGATTTGACATTGATAACTATATTTAACATTCATAATAATAGCAAAGGTATAATAAGGCTGCATTGTGTATTGTTTTAAATTATCTACGTTTATATTACCATAAGCTTCAAGCCCCGTGTCTATTCTTGTAAGCTCAAACCAACTACTATACCTCCCTTTTAAGATAGATATAACATCATGGTGAGCTTCCTCAGTTGCTCTATGTGTTAATAATGGATAAATAGATTTAAGATTTATAGAACATATTAGTCTCACTTCGCGGATAGGCTCATTGGCTATGTTAACAACATTGTCGTCCGTATCAAAGAAAAATAAAGCGTTGACTTTGTCGTCAAAATATAGCTCTTTATACTCATTGTTAACCCCTGTGTAAAGTTCTGCTACTATCTTTCCGTTACGTAAATTCCGAGAACACATACCGTAAAATTCTTTACTATTAACGCTTTTCCAAAGTTCATTTTTAAAAGCATTAACGATTAAGTTTATTGGTCTATTTATCCCTATGTCGCTCATGATCTATCTATCATTGTAAATCCATGTACAAAATAACCATTCTGTAAGGCTTTTAGTTCTTGTGATAACCTAATAATGTCTTTTTTCAAAGAAGGTATTAGCCCTTCCATCTTACCATCTAATCCTTCAACTTGAGCTATCATTAAAGATAAATTTTCAGTAGCTATTCGCTCATCTCTATTTGACCGCCCACTTGCAATATATTTTTGTATTATGTTTATTGTATATTGTTTTTGTATAGCCACAGCGAAAAGTCTTTCATTGCGGATAACCAAGTCTGTATAATCATAATAAACAAAAATATCAGGATTTAACCCCCAGCAATTACTGGAAGCATTAACTTTTGTTAAGTCAAATAAAGTAGCTTCTTCGGTTAGTACCTCTATTGGGGTGAATCGTAAATGAGCAATAGAACTCATCCTATTAGCAAACTCATATTTACGTGCAAGAGGAACTACCGTCAACCCTTGCGTTAAATAACCGAAATAAAAATCACCTTGAAAAAATACATCTGAATAATCTATTTTCCAATTTAAAACAACTTCCTGTAGACTTGAACTTATTGTTATAAGTTCGCTCTGTTTAATAGGTGTTTTTTTAGCAGTATTAAATAAAGCAAGCCTTATTGTTCCTTCGCCCTCAAATTCTAATAAACAACGTATAATTTCAAAAGCCACATTTTTATCTAAGGATTTTTCAATTCTATAACCAACAAAACCATATGGCAATTGTTCTACTTCAATTTTGTTATTTGAAAATTGATATAACACCTGCCTATCAATGTATGCCGGTTGTGTAATAATGGCATCCATAACGTCGCTTATAGCTTCTTTTTGCAAAGAATCCAAATACGCGTTAAAAACTTCTTCATCACTATTTACCACATCCATTGTTTCGTACATCCAACGCAAGTTGACATACGGCGAATCCGTAAAATAACGGCCAGATCGTGATTCCTGATTTTCATCAGAAACATCAGGCAAAGTGGTGTCATTAGATGGTTTGATCCCAACTAATCCGAAGATATTATCTGTAACTTTTGTTTTGTTAAACATCGTTAATTATTATACAGATTCAACAAATGCGAATGCTTGCAACGGAGATGAATCCGTAACTGACAATGGCGCATGGTTAAATGATAAATAAGTGAAAAATTGAGTTTGCGTAACCACATCTTGCCGATCTCCGGCATTGCCTTGCTCATCAGAGCGTGCTTCGTATGTATGGTAAGCTAATGGCAGCCCTGTAACAGGATGAATAATAGCTCCATATTGATTAACAGATGATACAACGCCAACTCTATTTTGTTGAGGTATCCAATCTAATACACTAACAACACCCTCTGGCACGGCAATGAAATATCCTTTTGTATAACCTAAAGCAGATGCACTTGCTGTTAATTCTGGCGATAAAATAAACTCTTTGTTGTCGAACTGGAATGAAGCATTAGTCGCATTTTGCGCGCCTTGAGCGGCTAAAGCTCTCATCTTATTATAACCAATAGTGTCGCATAAGATAGTAATAAAACCAGACCATTTATTTAACATCATTGTAGAGCTAATTATCTGAGCGGCTCTAAACCCTGTCTTAAGAATGTTGGTAACGTCTTCCTGAATTTCAAATACGTCATTGTCTCCATTAAAATCACCTTCAACACCGTCAGCTACGTTAACGCCTGAACGATTTGCATGTGCAAATGTAGCAGCAGCGGCTTCAAGCCCTTCGGTAAAATTGATATTCATATTAAGCATTTCGGCAGCAATGATCTCATCTAATTCGTAAATTTTATCATTGCCTTGCTTTAAAGAATACTTTATCTTGTCATCGTAAGGTGTCCAAGAAGGTACTAATATAGAACTGTCTCCAATAGTTCCAGTATGATTATACACCTCACCCGAAGTCCCTAATGATCTTGAAGACCTATTAACCCATGCTATTTCGCCTGTAGCTCTTTTGGCTGCATTTTTTATTGTGTTGTGCGAAGGTATCATTATCTCTGTATTCCTACGGAAAAAATTAAATACCGCTGGAAGCCTAAATCTAAGTTCGCCAAGCTGGAACTGCGATGTTATCTTAGCTTGGTACTTGGTTAGTTTTGCTAATTCGTAATTTGCCATTTTTTTTAAAAGTTTAAGTTAATATTAATTGTTAATGACAAATATGTTATCTCTTACATCATATTTTCAAAGTTCCATTTTGCAACCTTTTGGTTTGTTCCTCTGAAAAAGCCAAAGACCCCTGAGATATATTATTTTGTTCCATCTCTTTAACGAATTTGTCGTAGTCGGTTTCTGTTTTTGTCCCGTAATCATCTTTACTCCCGCGCCCTGTTACAGCCTCTTTTTTTATTAAAGGGGTTATTAAAGATGCAATATAATCATCAGGTTTTATAGGAGATAACGTTTTTTCATTCTTGACAATCTTCCCTCTTTCGGTTAAAAACTCATTGCCCTCGTCGTCAAAATCAATGTCAACTCCGTATTTATTCCTTATTGCAATTAAGGCTATGTCCGGTTCTACGATTAATTCATGCTTAGAAATATAACGCAATAAACTATTATCTTTTTTTTGTTGAAGGTCTTTTTGCTGAATAGATGTTTTAAAACCAACATATTCATCTTCTAATTGTTTATAATTATTTTGAATCTTTTCTAAATCATTCTGTAATTCAGTAATTTTTTTAGATGGTTCAATATTGAGTTTAGTTTCAAATATCGGTTTAATCTTGGATATAAATTCCGATGCTGTTTTTTCAAAATCAACATTGCCTTTTACATTTAAAAAAACCTTTGGATTTTCTATATCAAAACCACCCTCTTTTTTTACTTGTTTACCAAATATTTCAACACCATCAATACGCCCTTTGACGTACTCATCGTTTGCTATATTTTTAGTAAGTTCGTCGAACTCATCTTTTTTATATATTACCAAATCATTATCATTGATTACTAATTCGCCTTTCTCAACTGCTTTTGAGATGATTTCTTTGTCCATTTCGAGGTTAACCCCCCCGATGTTTACCTTTATATTTTCCATGTTTATTATATTTGAGTTTCTTTTTTAGCTGTTTTTTTTTCAGGATTCAATTTGTTATTCCGAAGTTTCGTCGCTTCATCATTAACAATGTATAAATGACCAGAGGTAAGATAGGCTGCATTAAACTTCTCTACGTCAGCAAGGCTTATCTTAACGTTAGCCCTAATTTTTATTTTCAATTTTTCGTCGAAATTATCTCCATTCCGACCTAAGCGAAAATAATCCGCTACTACTATTTTATTCTTGTTCATTTTCAATAGGGTTTAAATTAACATTATTATTTATATTAACCATTATCTTACTATTATACCATTTGTCGCGTAATGCTTCTAATTGTTCTTTTGTTTTTAATTTATCTGTTTCTTTTAAACTTTCCCACCAGTCAGTAAATAACCCTTTTTTCTGGGCTTCTCCTATGCCGTATATTTCTTTAATCGTTTTTAGGTCAAAATGTACATACGGCTCTAAGTCTTTTTTTAATAACTCTATATGCAAGCTTTGAGGATCATTTTTATATTTAGAAGTCAGATACTCAGTAAGCTTCCTATCTCTAATAGCTATCGGGTCGTTTTTCTCGTTAGATAATTGATATTCTTTGAGTAAAAACTCTGGAGGCTGAACTATATAGTCTCTTCCGTAAGCTATCTCACTCACTCTTTTCCCTTCTCTACTATAACCTAACCCGTTGGCGATCATCTCAGTAAAAGCCTGCTCATGTGACTGAACTACATCACTAATGCTATTGAGTTTAGCTATCATTGGTTGTGTATTCAAGATAACTGCCATTGCTGTTTGATCTTTTATTTCAGATTCGCGAGTTCCCCAAATGACTTCAAAAGCTTCATTTGTAAGCCTTTTTTCTTCTTTTATATATTGATCCCAAATAGCTAAATCTGGTGATATAAAACCAGCAAAATTACTTGGCAATTGAACAGGGTTATCAGAATTAAGGTCAATAGGAATAGTTATCTTACTAAGCACATCTGGCTTTAATATTATTCCAGTACCATTGCAAGCATCGCAACTATCTATTCCATTTTTCTTTGTTCCGTGACATTTAGGGCATATTATTTCGGGTAGATAAGGAATGCAAAAACCATTCAAAAACTTATGAGCGATTAAAATTGAACGATCTCGAAGTACTTCTTTGTATATCTCTATTATCGAATCAATAAAAGCCAATCTTATAAGCTCTCCCATTTGTGTTTTATCTGAAATAATGCGACACGGGCATGTGCCAAATAAATGTGCTATTCTTCTATCTGTTACCTCAGCAAATATCTCATTGTCTTGCCTAATAATATAATCGTATGTATCATCAACTATTCGCCAAATAAGTGTATTGTTTTCTCCTTTAGTTGGCTCAAATATTACAAAATTAACATTCAAGCCCCTTTCAGAATAATATCTAATACAATTGATAGATTTGTAAGTGGGATACATTTCGCCTTTATTATCCCGCTCTAACATCATCAACCCCGATGGGTCTATGTTATAAAGGTCTTTTGCCCAAAAACGATGAAGCCATTGTTCGAGTGAAAGCCCATCTCTTATATTGCTAATTATGTTTATAAATGTTTTTTTACGTTCTCCTTCTAAATAATATTTCTTAATACCTCCGTTGGCCGAAAAAACATTATCAATAGGATTTAATATTTTTGAGATTGAATCTTTTACTGAGCGCGAATATTTGGCTCGCGAGGCCGCCCTTTTTGAATCTTCTATGTGCTCTATCTGTGTTATTAAGTCGGTGTAGCCGTCCCCGTACATGATAGCAACGGTTTCTCTCTGGTAATCACGTGCCTTTACAACCCACTTCGGCACATTTTTTAGAGATTTTAATATATCAATTATTTCGTCAATTGAATTGAAAGTCATTTTTTTTCAAAATTATATAATAAAAAAAGAAAAAGCAAATGCAATTATTCAAACTTAATAGGCATAGTTCTATTAATAGGTTTATATAGCCTCCAGATGAAGTATCCTGCCGCTTCTGTTATATGATCAAAACCGCTACTTTTATCCGGCACCCCAGCATTGTTATAAGCTAATTTTTGTAACGCGCTTGTGTAATTAACACACTTGTAAGTATTTACATAATAATTTATTTCTCTATTTGCATTTAAAAACATCCTATTCATATTTGAAACCCTATCTTTGACATGAGGGTTGGTTTTCCCAACATGCACATAAAATCCTGCATCTCTTAATATTTTAACGTCTGTAGTAGAGCTTGATGTATGGCGGCTATCTCCACTGGCATCAGGATAAATATTTACGGTTGAATTAGGATAACGCTCTTTTATTATATCACATACTTCTTGTGTGTCATAAGCTCCAACGATCTCATCAATAGCAATAGGGTTGCTGTCCACAATGTGTACTACTGCATTCATATTCCCAACATTAAAATCAAGCCCTACGTGTATAGTTTCGCTATTTTTGTAACACCTATCTATGTGATTATTATCTTTTGAAAATCTATAATATACGGTTTCGGATGTTAAGTTCACGAATTGTCCATGAAGGTATGCCTCTAATTGTTTTTCGGTGTATTGTTCTCTTAGCCCCTGAATATATCCAACAGCAAGATTATCCTCATTATCTAAAGTGGATAGTCTAATAAGTTTTTTGTTATTATTAGCCCTTACCTCAAAAAAATCATACATATATGCAAATCCTTCGGGGGTCGATACAAAATCTATTTGATTTGGGCTATCTTTTTTATAAGAGTTTCGTGAGCTTATTCTACGCATTGCAGCCACGCGTTTATTCGCATGAACTAAATCCACCTCATCAACAATAGAATAGCCAACGGAATAACTGACAATAGAATCAGGATTATCCATCGACCTCATCCATACCTCTCCGTAAGGCGTTATTATCTTTGATTTTTGCTGGTTATATTGCCACTTTATATTAGCTTTTTCAAATAAGTTATTAAACTTAGGGATAAGCATATCATCAAATAACCGAAATGTAGGTAAGTAATAAGCTATTGGTACACCTGGAAATCTAATAAGATGGGTAAACGCTTTGATCGTAGCCGCTTGGCTTTTCCCGCTATTGCCAGTTATAAATATAGCTCCATTTTGGCGAACGATAAAAAAACCAGTTGAGACGACAAAACAGTATTGTTTATCATACTTTACTATCTCTTTTGTTGCATAGCGAAGCCCGCTATAATTGTGCATATATTGCCGCACGTTATACATCACACCACTTTTATATTCTCTTTTGTCCGTGCATAGTAGAGAAGCCGCCTTACCCGTTGTAGTTATTGCATACTGAATGAGATCTAAAGATTTTTTGTCTACTCCAGACACCTCTACGCTTCCACATTTATAAACTGAACCATCCCAATAGCGGCATTCATCTGCTACTACTGCTAATTGGGTTGCATTTGCACGAAAAAGAAAACTTAAATCTTTAGTTAATAACGGTGGCTTAAATGATAGTCTTAAATATCCGTCACCCGTATTATTGTTATATATCTTAGGTTCTATATTGCACTCGTTCAATAGCCTTAATATTCTATCCTTTTTGATCTGTTTTTTTAGGTTGAACCTTACAACTTTATTTCGGATATTTGAATCAGCACTTATGGCAACTTGGAGGCGTATCTCTGAATTAGTCAATTGTACACCTTCTAATTTTGGGGCTTTAAATGTTCTTGGAATCCTACATCTTAAATTAAGTTTACAAGCCAATTCGCTTCTATACTCTTTTATTTTCTCGGTAGTATATAACACCTTATGATTTGGAGTCACCTCCATTTTTATAGTGTTAGTACTAAATTTAATGAAGTCGCCACCTTTTTTATTTATATATTTTTCAGGAAATTCAAAATGAGTTTGAGATGTAATAGTATTAAATACTAATATCTTTTCTCCATTATAATTATCAATTGTTTTCCATCCATCGGGTGTTAAGTGTTCCGTATGAGCTGGTAAGCATTGATAGCCACCAACAATACCTGTATGTAGTTTTGTTGACAAAACAAATTCTTTTTGCCCTTCGTGAAGATTTGAAAGATTTAAAAACCCATTATCATCAATAAATATCATTATTCTTTAAATGTTATTCCTTTTATAGGAGCAAATGGTTTATCATCTGTTGTAGCATCAAATCTATCCTTCCATCTATAATTCGCCTTTAAATTAACTATTCCAACAGACTCTTTTATAAGACCTTTTTTAGTATTTGAAAAACAATTAGACTGAATGTTGGTATGTAATTGGCTATAAAGGCGTTCTAATGATGGAAATTTTTTTGCTAAGTGAGAGAATATTTCAATTGAAGTCCCAAGAGTTCTGGCTATTTCTCCTAAAAAATCAAAAGAATAACCTTTAATCTTACTTCCGTTAGATAAAGTAAATACCTCTTCTTTATTGCTTAGCTCTATTGCTTCATTAAACATCCTAACAGATTTTCTAAAAGTCCATTTTTCAGCATTTTTATTTCCATACGGAGCTCCTATCTTTCCCATCTATTATATTTTTTTTTATTCCTGTATCTGGATTAATTCAAGATCTCTTATAAAATCATCTACTATTACTTTGTGTAAAATACATACGGTTGTAATATCTGCCCATATGTCTTTAGTTGTTTTGTGCTTTTGCGCGTATGTATCAAGGTAATCCTTAATTGCGATACCTGTGTCAATGTTTACGCTATCCTTCTTACAATAGTACCCTTTAATTAACAAGACATAATTACCCGATGAGACTATTTCATTTCTAAATGAAGGTATTGATATTCCTATTGATGCTGCTTTTATCGCTTGTTGCTTGTAGTTAAATGCCTCTGGTATCGTAGTTAAGAAGTTTGCTAATAAAGCTTTCTTGATTATATTCTTGCTTATTTTTGCCATGTTTTTTTTATTATTATTCAATGCAAATATAGTTAAAAAAATAATAAAAAACAAATATATTTGAAATTAATCATATTTAACATTACTATATATATAATTTAACTAATTTTAACTATCTTGTGTTGTATAAGAATGTATCTTTACGGAATAAAAAAACAATAAATCGCCAAAATGGAAAAAGAAATTCTTTATATTTATAACAGAACCCTTGCAATTGTACATAATAGTTTGGTGGCTTTCTTGGCGGTTTTTCACTTTACTCTTAGTCTTTTGTAGGGGTTTTTAAATTTATATTATATGGCCTATAGATTTACAAATACTGAGAAGTGGGCTGATAGCTGGTTTAGTAGCTTAACTCAGTTCGAGATGATTTTGTTTATATATTTATGTGATAATTGTGATATTGCAGGATTTATAGAGATAAATTTAAAACGTTGGGCTAACGACCTAAATAGCTCAATAGACGAAATACCAGTGGCTATCAAGGGGCTTCAAAGGGGCTTAGTTATATCGAAGTCGAATGATTGTATATTTCTCAAAAATTTTATTAAACATCAAAAAAATTTTCCACTTAATGAAAAAAATAAGGCTCATTTAGGAATAATTAAGAGATTTAATTTGTATGCGGAAAAGTTTGATATTCAAGATATTAATTCATTTATTCAAGGGGCTTCAAAGGGGCTTCCAAGCCCCACAGGTATAGGTAAAGGTATAGGTAATAATATTTATAATAGTAAAATAATAAATAATAAAGAAATTAATAATAAAGAAAAATACTCTCAAATAGTTCCTAAAGACATAAGTGAATGTTTTGGCGAATTAATACAAGATGAGCTATGGAAGGAAGGTATAATGATGACACAACGAGTAACATCATTTGAGTTCATAGACTACTTGACTAAATTTGAAGCATTATTAAAAAATGATGGAGAAAATGAGAAGTCAATTAATGATGCAAAAAAACATTTTAACCGGTGGCTTGGAATCCAATTAAAAAATAGGAATAATAATATCAACGGGCTAACTAAAGAGCAGATACTTGATATTAACAGTCGAAATTCAGCGAGAAATAGCATAGGGCTTTCACCGCTAACAGAGGATGATTATAAAAAGATAATATTGAAATGTAAATAATATATGCCATTTTTATATTAAAAGAAGCTCAAATTTAAGTTGGTTTATTATTTTGGTGCATAGTATTATCTTTTTAAAATTAACGGCTTAAATAAGCTAATTTTAAATAAGTGGTAATTAAATATTTTTTAGGGAGGGAAATTTTTTTAATCTTTTTTTTTGAATAAATAGTTTGTAATTAAAAAGTATTTACTATATTTGTACTGTGAATGTATCACAAACCAATGACCGAAGGGAAAAGAAGTCAAATAAAACTTACCACAATGAATACAAAGAATGTAACTTTAGAGCAACTTTCAGAAAGATTTAATCAAACTCTATGGGTTAAAGGTGATTTGAAAAGAATTTACCTAAATGATGAAGGTTATAATACTAAAAAAATGAGTACCAAAACTTTCATCTTTGAAAAAGATGGTGAATTTATAGTTAGTTGCCGTATCGAATGCCCAAGCCAGCCTTATCAGTGGATTCAATCACAGGAAGAAGAAGTAAAAGAAGGTGTTTATTCTAAAATTGAATATTATATTGAAAGAATACTTGACCCTTCAATTGATGCAAAAGAAGAAGCTGAATGGGAAGAAGCAAGAATTGAAAGAGAAAAAAAAGAAGCCGAAAAGCCAGTTGTTATCGTACCAGTTGAACCAATACAGCCAAAAGAATTTATTAAAACATTCGAGATTGACGAAACTTTAGTTCATGCAACATGGGGAAATGTTATTGTAGTTTCAGAAGATGAAAATACAGTAACAGTTGACAAGCAAGGCGAACATAAGAAGTTATTAAAGAAATTCGCTCCTTTAAGCCGTGCGAAATGAAGATTCCAAGAATAACAATAGAATTTGATAGGCTAATTTGCGAAAGCGAAAAAGCCTATCACTTTACCATAAATGGTAAAAATATCTGGATGCCTAAATCGCTATGCTCAAACTTAAACATAAAAGGCAAACGATTAATGAATGGTGAATGCGGACAAGGGACGGTAAATATTGCCCCGTTTAAATTTCAGGAAATGACAGGCGTTATTCCGCAATCACTTGACCAACTTGTAATAAATGAAATTGAAAGCAATCTTGAATTAAACCAAATACCTGATTATTCAATTGATGAGCCTAAAGGAATTTATCTGAAAGAAAAGCAAATCGACAAAATAATTAAAATAAAAAGATTACGTTGTTTTTTTGTTTACGGACAAATGAGAACTGGTAAAACAGTTATTGCCACTACAATTGCAGAAAGCAGATACAATTCAGGAATTATAAATAAAATTATAGTTATTGCTCCATTGAGGACTAAAAAAGTATGGGATTCTCATTTAACAGTAGAATTTCAGTTTATCGCAACTGAGCATTTTTCAAATATGCACACTCGGGATAATATATTATTGGAGTGTGATAGTGAAACTATGGTTATCCTTGACGAAAGCCATCAAATAAAGAACGTAGGAGTTATTAGGGTTGAAAGTATAATTAACAGAACAAAGAACGCTGGACATAAATGTATTTTGACTGGAACTCCAATAGGTAAACATGCAGGTGATTTATATTTTCAATTTCATTTTATTGACCCTGCAATATTGAACTATAATAGTTATGCT